TAAGGTATCAACTGATCCTACAAACTCACATTCAAACTCGGTAGCAAATTGTGCTTCACTAGTGTTTCTAATAGTTTCTTCTTTCCATTTTTCATCTCTACCAGGAACTTCAGACCAATGCACTTCTATTGGTTTATAATCATTTCTATTATGTTCAGCGTCATTCCACAACTTATAAAACATATTCATTCCGTGTGGTGTAGATACAATCATAACTTTAGATTTTTTACCAGAAGATATTGTAGGATAAACTGAACTAAAAAATTGTTCAGATATATTTGCAGGTATAAAAGCAAACTCATCTAGGAATATTATGTTAAAAGAACCACCTCGAATAGCACTTGAAGATGTTGCAGCTGCAAGTATTTTTGAACCATTTTCTAATTCTAAAGAACCTTTGTTCCAGTTTAAAACACCTTGTTGTAAAAATGTAGGTAAATTTTCATATGCAAGTTGTAATCTACCTAATAAATCTCTAGCAGTTGTAGATTTGTTAGCAAGTATTGCTACGTTTATATTATCATTAAATATAACTTGATGTAATAGATAAGCTATAATAGTTGTTGATTTTCCTGACTGTCTAGGTAATTTACAAATAGAAAATCTATTATTGTGAAAAGTGTTAACCATCTTTTCTTGGAACTTATATAAATCAAATTTAATTAATCCTTCATCTATATTAACAATTTTAATATATGTTTTTATAAAGTATATGGGATCATCCATACACTTTGCAATTTCTTTAATTTCATGCTCGGTGTATTCTTGTTTTGTGTGTGCTTTAAATAAATTTGGATTACCTAAATAATTTTCACTCATATTTTACTTCATCAGGATTAAAACCATCTTTAAATTTTTTATCTTCTTCTGGTGTCACATCCTTGTTTTTATTTTTTAACATTTTATGTAAATCAGCTGATGATCCTACAAATAATGCTTGTTTAATATTAGCAGTGGTTTTGTTAGGAACATCCTTTAAAGTTTTTAATTTACCTTGTAAATCTTGTAATTTATCAACTGTATCGGCGACTTGTTTTATTAAATTACCTGCAACTTCATATGCTCTAGGATGTTGACTTTCATTTGCAATATCTAATATACCTTGTATTGCGTCCTGTCCTCTTTCTATAAGATTATAATAATTTTCTCTACTGTATTTGTAATCGTTATCTACATCTTCCTTGTTTTTATCTTCTAATCTAGGTACAGGAGGTGTAAAATCTTTTTTTACAACCTGTTTAGTTACAGGTTTGTCGGTAGAGATACCTAAGGCTTCGTTTATTTTATCATCTATACTCATAATTAATAATTAGTAATTGTTGTAGTAAATCCAAAATCATCATCAGCATTTGCATTTGATGGATTAGGTACTACAATAATTCTTTCCTCTTTAGTTGTGCCAGATTTTGTATCTGTATATAAATCTGCTTGTGTTTGTCTAATAACCTTTTTAGTATATATAGGTCCATATAAGTATGTTTTTGCTGTAAAACCTAATGTATAATTTACAGACCTTCTTGTGGTGTAAGCACCGTCATAGTTATCCTCATAATTTACTGAATTTAAAATAATAGGCACGTCTCTTTTAATACCTAAGGAAGGTATTGTGTTTATAGTTACTGTATAGTCTGGTTGAAAATAAGGTAATATTTGTTCAACTATTTGTAAACCTGCTTCAGCTGTTGCTGTAAAAGAATATAAATTAAAAGATATATTGTAAGGTACAGGATTATATTGATAGTCCATTGCTTTATTTTGACTTGATTTCTCTGCTCTAAATTTACCCATTTTTTGTAATTTTCTTCCTGAGTCATAATTTATACCAGCAATTTCAAATCCCATTCTAGGTAATGTTATAGCGACTTCTCTATTTGAAATATCTGGTTGTTGTTCTAATCTTGTAATAAATTTTTCTTTTGGTGAATATGCCAGTGGCACCTTTATAGATTGTTCTACCGTGCCATCACTTTTTGTTCTATGAATAATAATATTACTGAATATAGTGCCAAAAGCAACAACTACTTTTCTTAATGATTCATGGTAAAAATGTTTTCCAAACATGTTTAAAATCCTTCATCCACATCACCAAATGGATTTCTTTCAGTAAAATCTAAAATATCATCTGCTGTGCTTGTTGTACCAAAACCTGCGTCTGATTCAAAGTTTGAATTATCAGCATAATTTTTTGATTGTGTTTGTAAATCGTATGTTTCTAATATTAAATAATTTGTTTGACCTGTTGTTGATTCCATTAATATTGAACCTGTGCCATAACCTCCACCACTTTCTAAAGTCATTTGATGACTGTATAAATCTAATGATCTGTTATCTTCTAATGCGTCAACTTCAGTATTACCAGTATCAATTTTTTCTGAACTGTACTCAAATTTAGTTGCTCTTAATTTGTAAACAGGTAAGTTTCCTAATTGAAAGAATGGTTCCTGATCTTCAACAAATTGTATTTCAAAATAAGAATTCATTAAAGGAAAATAAATTAAATCGCCTTCGTTAGGTCTACCATCAGCAATCAACGTAGCTGTTGAGTCAACTTGATCTTGCCATCTTCTTTTAGCAATTACAAATGTTGTATCGTCTCTTATTTCTAAACCAAATTTAGATATTAATTCTTGTTCGCCTTGGAAACCCTCAGTAGTTTCAAAGTACATTTCGACCATATATGATTGGTCAAATTTAGACAATACATCTTCGCCTAATATTAAGTCTTTGTTTACTAATTTTCTAGGTAAGTAATATACATCATGTCCGTATATTTTAAGACCCTCAATGATTAGATTTTCGTATAATTTTTTTTCTGAATCATTGCCTATGCCTTGTCCTCCTTGAAAGTAATGATTAACTGACATAGTTTTATCCTATCATGTAGGTTACTGGAGTTTCGTAAGTACCTCTTATTTCGGTCTCTAATTTTTCTATATCTTGTTGTGCTTCTTGGAATATTTGTTGACCATTTAAAGACACGCCACCTATCATAGTGACACCGTTAAATTTTGATAAATTTGCACCCCATTGTTTTTTAAATAAAGCAGTAGTATATCTTTTTAAAAATATATCGTTATATACATCTGTCATAGAAGTAGGATCTAATTTTCTATAACACTCAATAACTATATGTTCACCTACTGTAATATCGTGCTTCCAATCCATATCAATATATAATCTATTATTATATTGATTAAATCTTACAGGTTTTTCACCTATTAATATATGATCTAAAAAATCTAAATGTCTTAACACCATATCATAATGCATTATTGAGGTTGAAGAAAAATCATATAAATCATTTAATCTTAATTGATATCTTATATCAAACATATTTTGAGAATGTCTATCTGATAAAGGAAATATTCTGCTTACTGACAATACAGATTCAGGTACAATTATATAATTATTTGCTTCTGTAAAAGTTGTAGTAACGCTATTTTTTGTTTGACTAGATGATGTATCACCAGTTGGCGATTGAACTCTATTAAGGTCTGCTTGTGTTACCTTATATTTTAAATATGCTCTTTCTACACCATCATAGTGATATTGAGCAAAGTATTGTAGAGCTTCATCTAGTCTATCTTCTAATTGATCGTCATCTACATTTATCTCAATAACAGGCTTACCTAATGTTCTTAAAGCGTACTGTTTTAATGTTTCTCTTGTATTTGGATTAGCCATATGTTTCCTCTATACTATTTATGCATCCTCTAAAGCTTTAATTTTAGTTTCTAATTCTTCTATTTTTGTCATCAACTGTTGTATTACAGAAACATACATAGCATCTTTTTTTCCTAATTTTGCAATCATTTCAACATTGTTTAAATCTCCACCATCATTTAAAAGATCATAATCAGAACCATCGCCTTTTTCATATTTGTAAGTATATGTAGCTTCAGTTTTAACATCTCCTACTTTTTTACCTTCAGGAATTTCATCTCCCTCTTCATAATAAGTAGCTTTTTCTAAAATATCATCTTGTTTTTTATCAGCTCTTTGTTCACTTACCCAATAGTTATCTACATTTTTAAGCTCTTGAGCAACAAAACCTCTTCGATTAGTTTCATTTCCATGTAACCAAGGATTTTTCCAATTAAATGTTCTTGGTTTTAAATCTTTAAATGTATCTAAATTATAAGTAAAATCTGTTATATCTTTTTTAAGTCTTTCGTCTGACAACGAACCAATAGACGTATCTGTTGCTGTAATATTTCCTTGATGGTCAATACGAAATCTAACTTGTACAGAATTATTTTCTTGTGTTGAAATTTCTACGCCAGCATCCCTATTAGCACCACTTTCAGTATCACTTATTTTGTAACCTCCAACACCTGAAGCAGCATTACCTAAAAGAAAAGTTACTCGTGCTTTTTCATCAACTGAACCAGAAGTAGTAAAAGAATTTCCTACATATAAATTAGTTGTGCCTCCATCAATAGATGAAGTAAATTTACCCATGCCCGAGTCACTTCCTGCATCCACAACAAGTTTAAAAGATGGTGATTCAGTTCCGATACCAAGCCGGCCACCACTATCTAGTCTCATTTTCTCAGTTCCACTTGCACTATTCATGTGATTTCTAAAAGTAAAATGTGATGAACCATCACCTCCAGTTGACCTTGTTGAACCTACTGTCCAACCATAATTAGTCAATGTAGCTGAAGAATAAGAAATTCCTGTAAATCCTGAACTGTTATTTTGACTTGTTGAAGTTAAAGCTAAATGAGGTGATGTAAATTTATTAGATGTTGTTTGTGCAGCTGCAATATCAAGTTTACCATCTGGTGATGTAGTTCCGATTCCTACATTACCACCAGCCGACATATCTATTGTCATAGCAGTGATAGTTGATCCGCCATCATTACCAGTAAATATAATATCTTTATCAGACGTTGTTTGATTAATACTAAAATCTCCTGAGCTACTTGTAAGTGTACCATATGTTGTACCACCACCTGCTCTTAATGTTGTTCCACCACTACCACTATCTAAAGTTATACCGTTTGGAACATCAATACCTAATGCGTTAGATGATACGATATTTAAGTTAGTACCATCACCTACAATATATTCTCCTGCGTCACCTAATGTTAATCGTCCATCTGCTGGTAACACAATATCATGGTT